TGCAGGGAGATTGAGCGAATATGGACATAGTAATACACCAAGAGATTTAAGTAAAATAAACGCCACTATTTTACAAGATAGCACAGTAAATTTAGAAAGCGGATTTTTAACAGAAGGAACAACCACAACTTTAACTTCATTACTTTGGGGTCATGTTTCCGATAGTAGCGACATTTATAATTATCCTTTAATATCTACTGATGAACAATATGGGCAGTATATCGGAACTAAAAGAGAGGTAACGAATACAAATTATTTAGATGGGGCAGTTTTAGGATATAAGCCGCATATATATGAATCGGACTATGATGTATATTTTGGAACAACCCCTACTTCATTAGACGGCCCAAATAATAAAACTTATAAACAATATAGATTTTTACATGGGTCTAAGTATGCTTTTTTAGAATTTATTGATGTAACTGGTTGTTATTTAGTTCCCGAAAAAGGAGTAAGAAATAATGTTACGGTTGCCGCAGGACATACTACTTCTTGTAATGGAATTACAGTAGATGATATTATCTATGTTATTTCACATGAATATGATACTAAAACTGCTATGAGCGCAGTTACTGATGATGCTTCTATATTAATTTTAGATAAAGAACTAGTAGATAATGTTAGATATAAAATCATGCAACCTAATCCTGTTTGTTTTTGGCCTAATTCCCCGTCTAATATAAACATAAATGAAATAAATTCTAAATACACTAAAAAAGCAAATAGCACAGAAATGTATAGTTCAATGAATGATTGGGATATATCATCAGGAAACTCTTCTCCCGCTAGTAGAATAAACGCACTAGAGGGAGTTTCCTCTATGTATGTAGTTATTGATGTTGATAATTTAGGTGGCTCTAATAATACGGTATTAAAAACAATTGCTGAAGTTGGGCAATTAGGTTGGGGGGTTTCTACTGAAGAAATATGCTTAAGCGATGGGGAAGAAACAATTGTAACTACTTTAGATACTAACTACACCGAAGCACTTAATTTTAAATTTGGTAAGATTAATACTAAGTTAAACGGAGTTGTTTCAGTAAGTGAACCCTTTGAATTAAAGGTTAATGGTGAAGTTAATATTGATGATAAGAGAGCATTAATAGGGGCTTCGGTTGTTATAGTAAAAGAAAGTGAAGAATTAATCAAAGAACTATTAAACGAAGTGGGTGTAGATTATTCAATTACTGGGGCAGAATACCCTCTATATAATTCTCCTGATTTTCAAGGAACTTCTGTATTTAATATGATAACTTATTTACTTAACTTAAAAGATAAAGAATTAATTGATGATGCAGGAGTCTTTTCCGTTGAATCACAAGAAAATAAATTGTCTAGGTTCTCATTTAATGATGATGATATTATTGAATATCAGCAGATTCAAAGTTCTTTTGATTTCTATAATGAAATTATAGTATATGGGGCAGCATTTAAATCCGTTAGAAAAAACATTAAAAGCATACAATCCGTAGGCCGAAAAACATTAGAAGTGTTTGCTAATGAATTAATAACTAGAGAGGATGTAGATAAAAAGGCATCTAGTTTATTAAGAATTCATAATGAAACCAGTCAAAACTTACAAATTAAATTACCTGTAAGTAAAGTAAAAACTGTATCTGCTGGGGATATAATTTCTTGTGAAATTAAACAAGAGAATATACCTAGAAATAATTATATTGTATTAGAAATTACTCACGATATGGGAGGCATTGTTGAATTAAAAATAGGCAAATATGTTTCTAACTTAGAAGATAGATTTGCAGAACTATTAGTGGGCGGGGCTAAAACTAATTCTTATTTAAGAAAGAAAAATTTTGTTGAAAATGAAAACGCCTTTGATTTCTTTGAAGACCTTAAAATGAAAGAAATATCATTAACTATACGAAAGAGAACAATGGGCGGCACTGTTCTTGGGGATGAGGGAGTTTTAAATACAAACACTACCCCTCTTGGATTTGGGGGAAGCGTCACCCACACCGTCTTATTACATGAGGATTTTATATGATAACAGATAAAACAAAAGAATTGCTTGCGACCTACCTAAAAAATTTAATTGATTCAGGAAAGATAGGTTTAGGTGGTAATTCCACTAGCCCTGCTTCTGCTGCTTTAGATGTTCCCTTAACTTCTTCTGTAAGTATTACGGCTGATACAACAAATCAAAATGTAGTGCAAGTAAAATTAGAAATACTTGGTTCGGCTATTACTGGAAAAGTTATTAGAGAAGCGGGTCTTCTTGATTCTTCTAGTAATTTATTACAAAGAATAAATTTTTCTGGAGTTGGGCCGTTTAGTTCCTCAGAAAGATTACAAATATATTTAACAATGGAGATTGAGTAAAATGGTAAATAACCCTTATTTTTATAGCAGACAAAGTAGTGCGCCTTCCGCACAAATAACCGATTCAGCCGACCATCCACATACAGGTCTTATTAAAGCCTTAAGTGTGGGTATGACGGGTAATTACGCTATTAGAGCCGCAGATAACTTTGCTATAACTGTTGCTTCTGCTTCTACTATAACTGTCGCTTCGGGCGAAGTATTTAGAGATGGATTAAAAACAGCCGTAAGTGCAAGTGGCACTTTAACCTTAGCAACCACTACTGCGGATATTACCTATTCTTTACTAGTAGTTAATGCTAGTAATGCTTTAGCAATAAGAACTCCTGCTGGTAGTGCTACTAATGTTGTTCCCGAATACACTTTAGGAGACATTCCAGTTGCATTATTACTTTATACTAATAATTCAGCAACAATGGAAATTCAATTTTTAACTACTAATAAAAATGTTAATTCATTAGATATAGGTTATGCTGACGGTAGTTCGGAATATGTTTCTAAAGGAACTATAACTGCTACTGCTGATGGATTATTTATTACCGGAGTCGGTGCTGCTACTGTTACTTCTCACGATAAACTTTTAATGCAAGATGCCGATGCATCCGATGTTATTAAAACCGCTACTGTTTCAAGTATTGTTGCTTTATCGCCTTCATTATCCGGCACTACTAATAATGAGATTGTTACTGTAACAGGGGCTAATGCTATGCAAGGAGAATCCGGCTTATTATATGATGGAAGCGATTTAAAAGTTTATGGTGGATTACAAGTTGGTGCAGGATTAGAATTTACAATTGCTGAATCTAGTGATGATATTACACTTACTAATACAGTCAGTGATAAAGATATTATCTTTAAAATAAATGATGGTGGAGTAAATACCGAAGTAATGCGAATAGATGGTTCGGTATCAAGAATAGGAATAGGAACAGCGACTCCTAGTGAGGTTTTAGATGTAATAGGAACAATAGGTATGGGAGGAATTAAAAGAGGGTTTGCAGAAATAACAACTAATACAACTCCCCCTCCACCTGCGTATAGTCTATCTTTAACAAGCGACCATACTTTATGGTTAGAAACAGTGACTTTTAATCCTATTGGCCCTGTTGGTGGCGCACTTCCTGTTACTGTTCCTGCCGCTTCCGACCCTAATGTTGGGCATGAATATCAATTAATTATTAAGGCTAATGCCGGTGGCCCTGCCGATTTAACTATTGCTATGACTGGAAGTGATGTATTAGTTAATGAAATAGGCGTAACTGTTTCTACTCCAATGTCCACAGTAACAGGTAAAATCTACAAATTACTTTGTATTAATGCTACACATTGGATGCTACAAACCTTGAATTGATAGGAGGTAAAGTTATGAGTTTATTAATAATAATATTAATTCTATGGTTGATGTGGAAATATTAAATAAAATAGGAAAATCCTAATCTTTTAAAAGACCAAAAAAAAACGAGAGGCCGAAGCCCCTCAATTTGTTTTTTCAGACCAAATGCCGCTACAAGCACGACATTCCCACAATTTAACTTGTTCTGTTGAACCGACATAAAATCCTAATAGCCGTTTGGCCACTGTTAATTCATTACAGTAGGCGCAAGCCTGTTTAAGACCCATTATGCTCACTTCGTATTTTTATCTTCGCTCATCAAACGCTTCATATATTCTTCAACGCTTTCATCGGTGATATTAGTTCCACCGAATGCGGCAAAGAACAAAAGCATTAGAGTCACGATAAAGAAAAACAAACCGAACCATTCCCAACCTGTCATTACCAATTCACCTCCAAATTTTTATGTTCCCCCTTTTCTATTGAAAAGGCTTTAACGAATCCATTATCTTGTCCATACTTCCAAAGGTCATAAACCAATTGGGTGTCTTTCATGCAGTATTCTACTACTTCATCAAATTGACCCATTTTCCATAACTTAGGTGCATCGGCACTATCCATTAATTTAAAATCATTCATCGTGCATTTAACTAAGTTCTTTAAAGGGAATCTTTCTTTATGCCCCTTTAATAAGTCTCTTGAAGTATCAACAAACTGTTCTGCTTTAATATACTTGTTAATGCAATATATGTCCATTGAATCTCTAAGAATAGGTAAATCAAAAGCCTTAATGTTATGTCCTAGTAATAGGCCACCTTTCTCAAAATGTTCATCTAAGTCGTATTTTAATTCCTGTAAGGATTTAACTATATGTCCAGACTTATTAAATGAATCAAGTGGTTCATCAACATAGACTGTTCCTGTATTACCATCCCATGTAGCAACGGTTGATACTTGAAACATATGGGTATTCCCAAATCCGCCTATGTCAAAAGACATATTCTTTGTTTCAAGGTCAATTGCTAGCATAGACATTATAATCATTCCTTAGTATTAGACCAAAGTTTACTAATCTTTTCTTCCTCTTTGTCCACTTTAGGTTCATCAACATCTGTTCGTCTCTTTAAGAAACAAACAATCTGTGAACCAGCAACAATAAGTTGAGAACAACATTCCCATCCATCTACACCATATGTGTCTAATGTTTCTATAATTACTTTTGGCCCTTTTGCTACTTCAAATACTAAGTATGTGTTTTCCCATTTCATTCTTCATCACCTTTTAATTTTATAAATACTCTTACGCCTTCTTTTTCTTCAATAAATAGGCGTTCTGCTTCTTTAATATCTCTATGCACTTGGGCTTTAGATTTTTCTGTATGAGTCATAACTGCTTGTATGTATTTTGTTTTATGAACAAAACCATTTCCATTTTTCTTTATATCTTTGAAAACAATTTTAAATGCTTTCAACATGGCTTTATCTGTAATGCTAGTGGTTCTCGTCTTCAGGCTTAACTTTAACCAGTCCACCAATGATATATAACACCTTCGGACAATCTGTTCTGCCATTCTAACATTCCTACCCGTAACAATAAATCTTTTTGTTTTATCTGGGATAGAAGGGCTTTGTGCTACACAGCACAGCACAGACATTTTAATAAGCATATCTAACATTCTGGTGGTAAAATTATCCGCCACTTTGTCTATTTGAAGAGGTGTGCCTAAAAGGTCTTGTTGCATATGTAAATATGCTAATTTCAAGGTAGATTGAAATTCACTTCCATAAGTTATTGTTTTTAATGGGTCGCCACCCACTTCCTTAAATCTTTCTTGAGTTAATTTATACACATTGTGTATTGCCTTAGCAAACTTATCTATTGGTGCATCATTATCTATAACTATTCCTGCTACTCCGAGTTGTTCTAATCTCATTTTATGCTGTTCCTCTTTAGGAACATTCTTTACATACATTAACATTCTTTGAAGAACTCCCTTAGTTGCGATTACATCAATTAGATTTTCAGGAGGATAAGTCATCGCCAACACTGAACGCTCACAAATACATTCCATTATTTTGTTATCATATGATAGTAATGCTTTACTAATTTGCCAACCGCTTTCATATGCTAGAGAGTTCATTAATGTATTTAAATAAGGTATTGCTTTTTCTTGATGTAAAGACTGTTTAAATATCCCAGAATATTCAAATTCATCCCAATGGGCTAATCCGTCACCTTCTAATGCCCCTGCATTTCTTTTATCTATGAATTTTCCTGTCGGCACTTCTTCGCTAAATGGGTCGTTTTCATCAGATGGTATCATTTCTTCTTGTTTCCCCCATTGTCCAATTAATGCTGCATCGGTATAATCAACTAATGAAAAAGTATCAAAGGTTCTAGGATGACTAATCATTTCTTTATTTTCTGGATTTTCTAAATCTTTACCTATGCGAGCAGGATGATTACCTGCATTTATTAATTTATAAACTTCTTCCGACACCGGCTTTATAAAATTCCATAAAGTTGATTTACCTGTTCCTGAAGTTTGAATCCAACAAAAATGAACCCTAGTATCTAATAGGTTTCTTCCTTTTGGAATAGTAATAAAATCTTTACTTATCTGTCCTAGAATACTAAAAAAACTAATAGTGGCAGGAATAGAATTACCATTTGATACTTCTATTGCTGATTCTACATATTCTCTCACTAATTCAGGAGGGGGAAGACCTACATCTTCTTCCGGTGCATACTCTATCATTTCTTCAAATTGAGCCTCATTTTCTTGTAAATAAGACCCTTCTTCTTCTTCTTCGCTATATTCATTTTCATTCATATTTTCACCTTCTCTTCCGAGTTTAATGTGGTAATTATTCTTTGGGCTA